CTACGCAAAGACAGACCGACATCGTGAAGCGATTCAAGTGTGGGAAGAATGTGGTCGCAATAGTGCAAGAGCGGCAGGGATACTAGGTATCTCGCAGTCTACGATGCGTGACTATGTGTCTATCACCAAGAACACTGCGGCGGCGGCGGGATACTCTGAGAATTGGGATGCTCGAAGGCACGTACCGGAAGGTGAGTTTGTCATCGGTCGCTCTATCTATACGACAAATGACGATGGCGAGAAGGCGTGGCTAAAGACTAAACGCACAATGACCGAGGCAGCGCGAGACAAAGCGCTACAAGGTTTTGTTGATGGTCTGACCAAAGGGGTTAAACCTTACAAGCCAAAAGCCAAGCCAAAGGCGAAGAAGTTTGCTGATGACTTATTGCCTACGATAGTAATAGGTGACGCACACTTTGGTATGAGGGCAGACGCAAGAGAGACTAAGGCTCGTGACTACGACACAAAGATAGCCTCTAATGATATGTTAGCGGCTATAGAGTATTTGGTAGATGCTGCCCCTGCATCCGATCAGGCACTACTGGTCAACGTAGGAGACTTCATTCACGCCAACGGGAGTAGTGGTACTACCTTTGGAGGAACGAAGCTAGACGTAGACACCAGAATAGAGGTAGTGCTTGAGATAGCAGCGCAGACCTTCTTGTACGCAATCGATAAGTTGCTTGCGAAACATAAGAGTTGCGTTGTGGTAATGGCTAGAGGTAACCACGATTCTGATACTGCCATCGCCCTCGCGTTAATCTTAAAGTTCTACTACTCAAAAGAGCCAAGGGTAACCATATTAGATCCTCACGGTTTCTTTCACACCGTGCAGTTTGGCAAGAACCTAATAGCTGTACACCACGGAGATAAGGTCAAGGCTGCAAGGTTAGGCGCTATTCTACCTAAGATGCTACCAGAGCAGTGGTCGTCCACTGTGTACAGGAAGTGGCTAGTAGGACATATACATCACCAAAACGCTATAGAGACAGATAACGGCGTTTTCGTGGAAGCCTTCGGGACATTAGCCCCACCTGATTCTTGGCACGCAGGAGCAGGATACGGCGCTTCTAGCGTGATGAACCAAGTAGTATTCCATCGTGACGGAGGCGAGGTTTTACGTCACGTTTACCAAATCAGAGACTCACGCAAAGTCCCTGACCTGACATTATAGGTGTAGTATGGATTATCAAGTCATGTTCAACATAACAATAGCAGTAGCAGGATTCGTTGTTGGATGGTTAGTTAATCGAGTCTTTGCATTATTGGATAGGATTGATGCTGACATGAAGTCCATACCTATGCTGTATGTAGCAAAAGAAGATTACCGCGATGACATACGAGAAATCAAAGAGATGCTCGGTGCTATCTTTAAACGACTTGATACCAAGGCTGACAAATAAGGAACGACTATGAAATACGTTAAAGTAATAGGCAAGTTTGTAAAAGCAAAGTTTATGGGTTCAACGGACGAACAAGCTACTGTTGTTGTACTGTTGACTGCGTTCATTTTTATAGCGTTAGCGGTGAATTAAATGTTAGCAATGTTAAGCTCACTCATCGAGCCAGTATCTGTCTTGCTAGACAAAGTAATACCGGATAAAGACTTGAAGGAAAAGCTAGCTCATGAGATTGCAACTATGGCAGAGCGTCATACGCATGCTCAAGTCCAAGCGCAGCTAGAGATTAACAAGGTAGAAGCCAAGCACAACTCCATGTTCGTGGCAGGATGGCGTCCTGCTTGTGGATGGGTCTGCGTGTTGGGAATGGCGGGTAACTTCCTCGTTATTCCTTTCGCGAACATGACTTTGAATCTGCTAGAGACGGGCGTTGAAGTTCCAATGATTGACCTTGCGACAATGCTGCCTGTGTTAATGGGCATGCTTGGTCTTGGTGGACTACGCTCCTTTGAGAAAGTTAAGAAAGTAGAGCGAAACAATTAGGAATTATTATGATTGTAGAGTTCCCAAATACCAAGGTAGATCATCAAATAGAAGACGCGATGGAAGAGCTAGGCAACTGGGTTGAGTCGCAAATAGACTTAGGGCTAAGCCCTATAATTCTAATAGGGTTGATTGAAACCTATAAGTCAGCACTAACAAATAACTTGCTAGTAGATGAGGACGAGTAATGGGTACTACGGTAGCTCCAAAATCAAGCAGTATAGCCGGATCAATCACTTCTTACGGAACGCAAGGAGGGATGCTTGGTGGGACGCTTGTAGACATAGGCTCTGTTTATAATTCTCTTAGTGATTCTGGCGGAGTTATGGCTGCTGCTAGAGATGCTCAAGAAAGTGTAGGAACAGGTATTACTGATACAGTTGACCCAAGCAAAGCTTCAAAAAAAAATCTTACTAGCAGTGAAGTTGACGCTATTGTAAAAAGAAGTGATGAAATACGTAGTTCTGCAATGTCTAATAAAGACAAAAAAATTGCTTTGAGCGAATTGTTAACTGGCGCAGGTATTCCTCACGACCCTAACTCTCTTGATCCTTATTCTCCATCAGACAACTTTGGATTGTTATCTCAAAGAATAAATATTGTTGATCCTGTTTCTACTGTTGCTGCTTCAGGTGGAGCTATTGGCGGCGGAATAAGCGGAGTGTTGGAAAGCGTTATAGCTAATGCGGCAGCAGCAGATGCAGCAGGAGGAGGCCAAACAGAAGAACCCGTAGACTTAACAGCAGACACGACAGCCAATAAATTGTTAACTGGCGGTAATGGCTCTTTAGGTGACTCAGCAGAATTAGGGACTGTCAGCCAAGACCCAATAGTAGACCAAGCGACTGTTAGCGATGTCAACGAGACATGGACTTACAACAAAGCGACAGACAGTTTTATCAGCTCTACTCGCGGAGACAGTGTTCGCAATGCGGGTAACGCAGATTTAAAAGATGGCGGCGTATACGCAGTCACTCCGGTTCTTGGCACAGATGGAGTTGTAGCAGAGAACGTAGTAGACACAGAAACCAACGAACCTGTTGGGGTGTTTAGTATAGACATTAATACAGGCTTGCCTACGATTACCAAGCCTGTTGACACAGTCGGCTCTAGTGGTGATGGCGATACATTTAATACTGTTGGAGACACATTAAACACTGGCGAAACATTAACTGTTGGCGACACTACAGGCGGAGATACCGCAGGTGACGACATTACAAACGGAAATACCACAGGCGGAGATGATTTTAATACCGCTACTGACAATAACAACACAGGTCAAGTATTAACTGTTGGAGACACTACGGCAACTGTTATTAAAGGTAATGACGGTACTGACGGTACTGACGGTAATGACGGTAATGACGGTAATGACGGAGCTACAGGAGCTTCGGGTGCTGACGGCAGGGATGGGAAAGATGGCAAGGATGGCAGAGACGGAATTATTGGATTGTTCTCTGCTATTCAAAGCACTCCTATTACTGACTCGCTCTTCTTTGAGCCAAAGTTTACAGAGCTAGATAACATTCCGGTTGGGATGTTCGAGCGATTCATGCAAGCCACAGGAGGCAGGTAGATGACATACTTAGAAGCAATTAATAACGTCCTCCGCAGGTTAAGAGAAGATGAAGTGACTACCACTAGCGAGACTTCTTACTCCGCTTTGATAGGCGACTTGATCAATGACGCGAAGAAGCTAGTAGAGGATTCATGGAATTGGTCTGCATTGCGCAGCACTGTTGAAGTACCTACCGTAGTCGGTCAGGCAGAGTATTCGCTTACAGGCTCAGGTCAGAGTGCGGTAATCAAACAAGCACTTAGCAGTAGCGGTCACGGATTCTTGACGCTGAACACTGTGCCGTATTTTGACAACGTGTACTTCAATCAGACTCCTGCGAGCGCAGTGCCTACTGACTACATCATCAGTGGCGTGGATGATAACGATGATCTTAAGGTAAAGGTCTACCCACAGCCTGACGCCGTGTACACGCTAAGGTTTGATATTGCATCACCACAGGCTTTGCTCGCGGCAGATGCTACCAAGATCAAAGTCCCGTATCATCCTGTCGTACAGATGGCCTACGCTATGGCTCTTCGCGAAAGAGGTGAGACAGGTGGTCAGTCAGCAGCAGAGCAGTTTGCTGTAGCTTCATCAGCGTTGTCAGATGCAATAGCGGTAGACGCTAACAGATACCCCTCAGAAACAACTTACATGGTGGTGTAGATGGCTCAACAACTACAGAGCATTACAATCACAGCTCCGGGATTCGCAGGGATAAACACCCAAGACGCACCTCTCGCGCAAGAGCCTAGCTTTTCTGCTGTTGCGGACAACTGTGTGATTGATAAAGAGGGAAGGATAGCCGCGAGAAAGGGTTATACAATGATCTCTACTAACGGCGCTGCGGTACTAGGCACATCCGATGGCATTGAGTCTATGGGCGAGTTCGTTGCTAATGACGGAGATACTATTTTCTTTTCGGCAGGAAACAACAAAGTCTTCTCAGGTACTACCACGCTAACTGACCTGACACCTGCGGGATATACCATTACCGATAACAATTGGAAGATGGTCAACTTCAACGACTCAATGTATTTCTTTCAGCGTGGATACGAGCCGCTAGTTTACAAAGATAGCACAGGTGTTTTTGACCCTATGTCCGATCATGGACACGCTACAGGCACGCCGCCGCAGGGTAACGAGTGTTTAGCTGCGTTCGGTCGTCTTTGGGTGGCAGATTTTGCGGACAACAAATCTACTATCTATTGGTCTGATCTGTTAAACGGCTCACATTGGACAGGAGGCTCTACAGGCTCGATTGATATTACTACTGTATGGCCTACAGGGTACGACACGATCGTTGC